TATTGTTTTATTGTATCATTTCCATAATTAATCGTAACCAAATATTCTTTCAACATTTAAACTTACATAAGATGCCTCAGTATTACCTGAACCAGTTACATCATCAACATACAAAGATAAGTCATCTCCTGCGGTGAGCAGCATTATAAATGAAACTCCATGACTCATAGGATTAAGACCTTCGTGATAAATTTCATCTGCCAAATGTTCGGTGATAATCGTATCATCAATTCTTAATCTAATCTCTCCTTCATTCGTAGCATCTGTTCCTTTCATTGTAGCAGTAAAACTTACCCTGTAATAGCCAGTGAAATTTACTTCAATAACACCAGTAGATTCTGTTACTGTAACTGCTGCACCAACGTCTAATGCAGAACCAGAATCATAAGCCGTTATCTCAACTGGAGAGCCAGTAGAGGTTGTTGTTGCAGTTTTATGTATTCTGCCAAGACCCCCATCTTCCCACTCTACATCTCCATTAAATTCTGAATCACCCTCAACATCAAGAACCTTTGTAGCGTCAGGTGATATATGACCTATTGATACTGTGCCGCCTCCATTGTGTGCCAAAGATAAATCGCCATCTGTCTCAACTCTGAAATACTGGCTTCCATTCCATGCAACTGTAAATGGATGGTTTGGTGTGTTATCATTTACTGCTGCATAAGCACTTGTTGTGCTAACTGCATTATCTTGAAATAATGTTAAAGCATTTACTAAGTTTATACTTGATGTAGCGTTGTTTTCCTTCAATTCAAAATACATATAAGCATTAGTTGTGTTATCCGTATTTACTTCAATCCTTGCTGCCGCTCCTGCTTGTTCAGGAACACCTGCGGTATGGTTAAATGTTAAATTTGCGTTTCCCTTTCCATCGTTTATTGTCATAGCAACTCCACCCGAACCAACACCCGAAATAATATGGCTTGTAGCTTCTATTAGACCTACCACATCAAGTTCTGCATTTGGACTACCATTAAATATTCCTACTTTATTGGCACTTGCATCTCCGAATATCATATGACTTGTTGTTCCATTAACCCTAAAATCATTAGATGAAGATGCACCTTCATTAAAAGTTACCCCACTTATATTATATGTAGCTTTTGCAGATGCTGAACTACCTGCGTATGTCTGTATCTTATCAGTAGTAAACTTAATGTATGTATCACTATCATCCTTATGAGCTATCCCACTACCCGCATGTATGTATCCATCGTCATAAAATAAAAAGCTGCTTGTCTCTGGAAATCCTCCTGTGTGGTCTACTTTTGTTAAAGTGAAAAAGTCAGTCTCGCTATATACCTTTAATTCATCAAATCCCAATTCGAAATACTCTCCTATCGTACCTGTGGTCTTTTCATATTTAAGATTATCATATGAACCTGTGCGGAGACGATAATCATCAGTAGCACTATCAAATACCCAATACAAGTTGTTGTTGTAAGTAGTCATAGTTGTTCCAAGTGGATTGCTCGAACTGGCATCAAATTCTATTCGCAGATTTGCAAACTCATCTATCATTCCCCAGTTGTCTGTATTGAAAAAGATATACTCCGAGCCAGTAGAAGATACTCTCAATTCTTGGTCTATCACTTGAACTCTATTATTTGCCCTATCCAACCGAAGCATGGTCTGTCCCGAAGAAGATATATCCCAATGCTCTGATGTTGTTACTCCAGTTCTATAATTTAGTCCACCGCCTCCCGAATTGTTTTGGTATTCGATATAGGCATTGTAGTCATCTGTTGTCTGAACTATCATCGTAGCATCAGCACCTGTGTTTTCTATTTCAAGCTGCTTGGCGGGAGTGGTCGTACCTATACCTACGTTTCCACCTTCAATAGCTCTAAATACCTCATTACCTCCTACATTTACACGAAACACCCCTGCTCCTTGATTAGAATCATCAACCCTAACAGTAAAGACCTCGGCAGAATAACCGACATCAGCATAACTCAAGTCATCAGAATCTGTTAGTCTTATTTCGGGGCTTGTAGCCTCAATGTCTAATTCTTTGTCAGGTGAGACTGTGCCTATTCCTACGTTTCCTGAGTTTATGTAAGAATTACCACCGATAGGATTTAGTACAATCTTAGCAACGCCAGTATCATATAAACTCAAATTATTAGTATCAAGATACATCTTGGTATTTCCTTGCGTTTGCCATATAACATTACTACTATATGCAAGTATTATTGTTTGCCATTCCCTACTTCCTGTATTACCAAGATTTAATTGAATGCTTTGATGTCCTGATGATTTTGGTCTAATTTGCACAACACCAAAATCACTTTCAAAACCCCATCCGTTATAATCTGCTGATGAATTAGAAGCACTAACATCATACCACGACTGAAAGTATGTTGATGAACCCGATACATAAGATTTTACATTTCCTGCCACTTCGAGTTTTTGGGATGGGTTTGTCAAGCCAATGCCTACATCACCACCATTAAACCAACTATCCCCGTTTGTGTTTAGTCTTATATCTTCTGTCTGACTTGCATCAAACATTCTGTAAAATCCATTAGTACCGCTATCTTCTGCCAATAAATGTAACTGCTGACCATCTGAACTGTTTGCTCGTATAACATTTTGATTTGGCGCATCACTGTTCACTTGCAATCCTTGTGATGTTGATAGGCTCATCATATTATTTGAACTGCCTACATACCAGTTATGATATTGTGTTGGTTCTTTGACAATGTAATCTATACGCCCTGTTGACAGGTTTTGCAGACCAACATTTCCTGCTTGATTTTGATATATTGTAAAGCCTTTCTCTGAACCGCTTTGAGGCGTAGCATTTACATTAGTTAAATCTAACCTCGCCCAATTAGCTGCATCGCTATTTGAATTTATTTCTAATGCTGCCTCATATGCTGACCCTGTGTTTGTTATTTCAAGCGTCCTGAGAGGATTAGTCAAGCCAATGCCTACGTTGCCTGTTGTGGCTTCTATATGAAACCTGACATCTGTTCCTAAGTATTGAGAATTTGATATCTGAAAATCTCCATTAAAATCATTTCCTATACTATAATATCCACCTACGGGATTTTTAAAATACATCTGTGCCGCAGAACCATTTCCATTAATACCTACTGTTGTAGTTGTTCCCACATCCCTATGAAACCTTGCAATATCTCTACCTACATTTCCACCGAATACTTCTAAGCCTACATCTGTATTTTCATCTACTGTTAGTTTTGCTGATGGGTTGGTCAAGCCAATGCCTACGTTGCCTGTGGCATCAAATCTCATGACAGGGTTTGAAGTAATATTTGCTCCATAGCCTATTTGAAATTCATTTGTAGCAGGTATTCCCATGTGCCATATTCTCGCACCTAATGTTGTTCGTATTTGATAGCTTGGCGTATCACTTGCACCACTACCATTCAAAAATATTTCATCACCTACGTTTGACGGATAAATTAAACCACCTGACCTATCCCAATATCCGTTAGCTGAAATTATCTCATCTCCTAAGTTTGCAAGTGTTCTTTGACTTACTAAGCCTGTTGAACCATAAGTTAAAATGTTATCTGTATTCTCTGTTGGTACTGTTGCTATCTCTACGTCTCCGTTTACGTCAAGGGTTGCTGAAGGTGCAGTAATACCATTTAATCCCATACCTGTTGGAGTAATAGTTACTTCCCTTGTATTGTCAATATCTATTCTAAACTCATTCGTGCCACTACTTGTGCCTGTTGGGTCTATGTCTATTAATGTTACACTTGTTCCAGAACCATCATTGTGAAATATATCTGTATAGGTTGAACCATCTGCCAGTCTTATATTAGTGTTACTGGTTGAATAAATATACAAGTCTGCTGCGCTTGTCGTTGCATTTCCAATGGCAACCCTATTGCCAAACCTTGCATAACCATTGACGTGAAGCAACTCTGTTGGTGATGATGTTCCTATACCAGTATTCCCTCCGTTTTTTATAGTCATTCTTATTGGTAATACAGTTCCACTCGCAGTACCATTTCTAAAGTAAATATCTCCAGTAGGCAATAAATCAATACCACTCGCAGTTGATGTATTTCCATTAGTACCTATGTAAGTAAATCCTGAGCTATCGTTTCTGTATCCGTTAGAATATAAAGAAACTGCAAATGAACCACTTGAACCCAAAAATCCATAAGGTGTAAAAAAAGCAGAGTTATCACTTGAACCCCAATAGTCTGTAAAGTCAGTATATGTAGTTCCCCTTAACTGCATATTCCCACCGCTAACGACAAAACGCTCTAATGGGTTTGTCAAGCCAATACCAACGTTTCCCCCACCTACATTTAGCCAAGAATTTTGGTCATAACTCAAACGAAATAGTGCATTACTTATGTCATTGCTATACATCGAAAACCTATCTGCAACACCTGCTCCATCGCTTGATACTGACCATGTGACTAAATCATTGTCAGAACTAATTGTAGTAAGTAATGCCGTTCTACCAATTGCCCCACTCAGTCCACTTAAATCTGTATGCGAGTATCCGTCTTGGATTTCTAATTTTGAGTCAGGCGATGTCGTATTTATACCAACCCTACTATTCGCTATATCAACATACATTGTGCCATCTGCTACCGCTTGATTTGAGGCATTACCCACAAATAACCTACCTGTATTTAGGTTGGGTGTAGCATTAGTCCTTCCTGCGCCTGAGATTTTTATAGAACCAGCAGCATTGTCCACCCTCGTCACTTTGGCTATATTTTGTATCAATGCTGATTCGCCCGTTGGAGGAGTTGCAGTTAATTGACCTGCGGTAGTTGAGACGTATAATATATCACCTAAGGTAAATGCTGATGTGTTTAAATTTGCCAATGTACCAAAGGTATAAATATCGACAGGGTTGCCCGAATTGGCTGCGACTGCCACTACCCCAAAAGCTGGCATCTTATTAGCATCATCTGCATCTGCCTTAGAGACTATTGTAGTATTCCCTGAAATACCTGAGACATAAACGACTTCTCCTTTTGCTAATGTTTCTCCTGCCTGTGCTTTAAACAGAACTGCTCCTCTCAAATCTCCGATAAATTCATCTGATTCTACCTCTGCAAAATTCAAAGCCTCTAAGCCTCCTGCATCGTTGCCGCTTGTCAATACTTCTTGCAATGTTTGATCATCTGTACCACCTCCAAGAGTGCCAAGATCAACCCATGAAGCAAGACCATTTGCATCCGATCTTAGAACCCTATCAATTCCCTCAGTTGCATTATTCAACCTAAACTCTCCAACTACATCTAAAGCATAGGCAGGAGAAATACCAACTCCAAGATCATTATAATAATAAGCATCACCATCACTTTCAATAATCGCTTGAGCAGTATTCCCAATTCTGAACTCAAAAGGTGAAGCCGATTCACTACCTACAAAAGTTCCACTATTATACGCTCCAATCTTTGCTTGATGTGAGTTTGTATAGTTTGTCCATACTGCATTATTGCCATAAAAGACAACGTCACCAATTCCACTTTGAAGAAACGTAAGATCATAACCTCCCAATGACAATGATCTTGTTCCTGTTAGAGTGCCGTCAATGTTGTATATATTATTAAAGCTAAAATTTGCATTCAATGTATCAGCAGCCTCTGAAGCTGTCACAAACTGTCTGACATTGCCAAGTGTAGCATCATTTTTGGTCATCAAAAACATAGTTGGAGAAGCACTTGTCTCCATCTGTTTATTCTTGACTTGAGAAAAGCCAAATAAATACGCAAAACAAAATAATATTGAAAGTATTATTCTCATTACTTCTTGATAAATGTTCTATAAAGCTGAATGTCATCAGTCGCAAATGCGACATGAGGAGTTATCCTATTATTTGCAAAGTCAATAGTATATTCATTGATCGCAGTTGTAGTTCCTTTGTATGCGTATGTGACTCCATTAACAACAACCCTCAAACGATCATCAATCTCATCTTCTGTGAATATGCTTGGATGCGGAAGCGTAAAGTTTGCCACATCGTAATTTGATCCTGAGTAATTCAATGACCTTTCATACAGTTGAAATGTGAAACCTTGATTGACAGCAGTCTCAAGGTAAACATAAAGCACATCCAATGAACAACCAGAAGATGTCATTCTTGCAATGAACAAGCCTTCACCATCAATGTCATGAGTGTCACCTGTGCCGACAGAAACCTCTTCACTCCCATTGATAACCTTGAACCATTCGACAGAATAACTGACTGCTGTGTTGTTTACAACACTCAAAGTATTTGAAGCATCTTTCGACAGTTCAAAAGTAAACGAACAATCAACTGATCCTGTAATGTTCACAGGTACATTGTATATCTTTTCACAATCATTTGAAGAAACTTTGACTGTATGCACACCATCAGCAACAGCAGTATATGGCAATGAACTGCTGACAAGAGAACCAGATGGATTGTAAACTTCATAAGAGACAGTAGAAGGTGCATTCGATGTCGAAGCATTTATGATGTCATTGTTTACGCTCACGCTTGTCTGCATAGCGATGCAAACGTCTTGATAATTGTAATAGTCTGTTACAATGCAATTCTTCTTTTGTATGCGAACTCCATAATTGCCAAAATCACCAAGCGTGACTGTTGATCCCTTGCCCAAAAATCGACCATTTCTTGTCCATGTTATATCCTCAACAACTGTTGCATCTGGATCATTTGACAACGTATATGATAGCTGAAAGCCGCTTTGAACTATTGTGACAGCAAAAGCACCGCAAGTCAGATCACCCGGAGAAGGCGTGTCAGGGTCGGTATAAGGAGCGTTTTCATATGCGCTGATGTTACACTCAAGTTTCTCATAATCTTCCGTCTTGTACGTTATATCAAGCGCATAAGCACCATTTCCACCGCCACTTTCACCTTTTAAATCATAAATTGTCCACGTTTGTGAAGAGTCGATATGTGTCAACTCTATATTGTCGTAATATTTGATGTTATTGAATGCGTGGCGCAGAAAGTTTGAGCCTTTTACTTGCGCTGTGTAAACGATTTCTGATCTTTGATATATTTTCTTGTTGTTGCCATAACCATCAGCACGTTCTTCAATCTGTTCTTCAATGTTTGTGACTGTCGGAAAAAAGTCATTGAGATACAAGATGTTCTTCCATCCAGAATCAAAATTTCCAAAGTCTTTTGATGAGCAGTCATCATACCACTCAATCTTGTACTTGGCTGAACAAATGAAAAATACTTCTGAATAATACGTCACTCCATCAATCAAGAGTTCAATCCAATATTTATCTTCTGTTGGTGGTGTTGCATAAGTAAAGCCATCGAATTGAAGAAAGAACTCATCATTGCCATCATTGTCAACATCTTGTGTGATGCTATTGTATGACACAGAGTCAGGAACGTACGTTGCTGTATCGCTCTTTATTGTAGCACCTTGATACGTCTGAAGATCATTTTTAAATATAAGCTGAAACTTAATCGAAGCAAAGTCAGGAAACAGTAATACAGGAACATTGCTATCAAATGTGTAGAGATGCTGCTCTTGTCTTGACGTGTAGAATGGTATCGTTGATAATTCTGAAAACTTTGTTCGCATAATAGATGCAATTATTTGACTAAATCAAGGCATGAACAATGACTTTGTTTATTTATCTTTTTATTCTGAAAGCAACACTCAAATCAAGTTCTTGTGTCGGTTCATTATATTCAGCAGACTGTGGCTCACCCCATCCAAACTGCGTTTTGACTCTATCTTCTGGCTTGAAATTAGTGAAGAAATCAGTTCGTGACATCGAAACAGTCAAATCATTCTGCTTTCTTATTGGCTTGGTCTGTGAAAACTCTGTCACCTTGCCATTGATAGTTCCTTCAAGCAATGGTCTGTTTCTAAGATGATATTTTGGCAATACATTTGCCCACGCAAAAACACCATTAGCGATAACATTGCCAGTTATTTCACCTTTGTCATATATTACATTATTGCTCGAATCAAGCGCAACAATTACCATCGCTGTTCTGATCTCTTTTTCTTCAAGCAACTCGTCTTTCTTGTATATGGCAGCAAGATCATAAATACTGTTTTCGCACTTATACTCATTTTCTTTCGTTTGAGAATCATTGGATGAACAGATTGCCTCATATTCAATTCTGGCATCAGCAAAATCAACACCCGAATCTTCATAAGCATCAGTAAACAACTCAATCTGTGGGAAATCGCTTTCATTGTATTCGTAGGATCGTTTCCCTCTGAGATCGTGTGCAAATTCGCTCTGCTCAAGATTCAACATCCTTCTTCTTGCTCGATAGCTTGAATGCTCTATTCGTAGTGCAGAAAGACTCGTGTCATAAAAGACATATAAATCAAGTTTTGTCATCAAGTCACCAAGCAAAGTTTCAAACGACTGTTCAAGAATGGTTGCGTTTTGATTGGCATCTGGAATTATTAAATCACTCGCTTGATAAATTACAACATTATTGAAATCAACTGTTGCATCTTCATATTCTTTCAGATATATTTCTTCGCCTGTGGAATTAATAGAAAAGAACTCGCTTATTACAGACAATGAACATTGCGAAGCAAGATATTCAATCGCATCTTTCAACGGAATGCCATTGTCAGCAGTTATGTCAATGATATCCCATTGTGTCGTTTCTGTGACTTCAACAGCTACACCAGAACCACCAACTTGAACAGCTGATGTCGATGTTCTTTTGTTCGCAATCGCAGGTTCTCGATAATATGTGCCACTAATCAATGTCCACTCATCGCTGGTCTGAACAGATGTAGTGTATTCTCGTGCATAAGTGACAACATATTCTATATAAAGCGGATCTCCTGTGTATTGATTGTCATCATATTCTGTGATCTTATCAATTCTGATTGCGACCCATCCAACTCCCGGAGGTGGATCGGGAATGACATCATATCTACTGACAATTTTTTCTTCTATTTCTCCAATGATAGAATTTAAAGTCTTTCGTGACTCTACATCGAAAAGGTTCTTCTTTATCTTCCAGTTGTTTATCACACATCGCATTGAATCATTGCTGACAGGCTTTATTTCAAGCGTTGCCCTTGAATAGTCCCATGTACCTTTGCGATATGGTAAATATCCAACATAGCATTGCTGCCATGTCTGATCTGACTTGCGATACTTAATCGTCAAAGGTATCTCATAACAGCCAACTGTATCTTCTTCAAATGCTGACAGTTTTGAAAATGTAGCATGACCTGTGTTGTCAGTAAAGACAAGATCAGTATCAAGTTCAAGTGTCCAGACACGCTGATCATCATGATACTCCCATTGCCATGACAACTCGCCAACGTCTGGATATACTTGAGTCAATCCAGTATCTGGAAACGTCAAAAAAAACTGATATGCCTCGTTGATGTGTTTCAATTCGCTGTGATATTATTTGCTTCGTAAACCATAGGAGTTCCAAGATATTGAATAAATCGTGAAACGTGACAGTCAATCAGATATTCTGCACCCATTATATTGATGACCATGAACTGCTCATCAACTTGATAGAATGCTGGTATCTCACTCATATCGACATAAATGTAAGTTTCTGTATCTCTCCAATCATAGTCATCTTCCATATATTTTTCATAGTCATAGCTTGTAAATCTCACAATCATCTATTCGCTTTTTTGTCTTTGAAATATTGTTCTAAATCTGGTCTGCGCCTTATAGCTTCTTTCTCATCAATCCACCCTGCGTGATGTCTGCAATTATACCCTCCCATATTTGAAAGAGGATCATAACCGCCAGAAGGCTTACCCTCAAAATCTTCAAATGCCCATTGCTCTGCTTCTTCTCGTGTAAATACTTTACCATTCTTCTCTTTACAGAATTCTCTTGATGTTTCAATCAATCCTCCTTCGTAGATGAACGCCATCAGTCCAAGTCTGTCTGCAAATTCGTTGTTCACATTTCTGTCATGCTCAACAAATAAGTCTTGCGCTATCGTCTGAAAGTGACTCTTTATCTTTCCAAACTTGCCCTCTGGTAAAATCTCGTTCTTTATAATTGACTGAAATTCTTTCAATGGCATTCCTTGTGCAATCGCTCGTGTGCCTATATTTCTGATTGCCATATATGGTTCTTCAAACTTGCTCAACTGATCCAGCAGACTTCCCTTTGCTATCTTGACAACATTGCCAGTCTTTTTGATGCCATACTTTGCAACGCTATCTTTCGTAACCTTACCTTGTATCTTCTTCACATCAAAATTGTCAAAGTATTCGACATTCGTCTTGGTGATTTTGATAAGCTGATTTGCAATCCATGTAATGACTGGCATCACCTTTTCTTTCTTAAACTTTTCTTGAAATTCGGCAAGTTTATGAAGAGCAACGTGATTCTTTGTAGAGTTGACAATCATGTTGTCTTTGAATGTCAGAAGATCACGAAATTCATTTATGATGGAACGATAAAAGTCACGCTCCAGCTTTTCAAACAGAAGCAATGCCTTCTTCTCGACAGAGTCAACTAATTCTGATCGTTTTCGTGATTTCTTGCGCATTATTCATCAATATCATCATCTAAATCAATGACTTCTTCGCTTTCAAGCTGCGCACGATAGATTGCGACATAATATCTGATGACATCTTTCTGCTCATTGTAATTAAGGTAATGGAAAGGAATCTGATATTCACCTTCAACGCCTTGCAAGATGCTTTGACTTCTTATCTCATTGAATATATCCTCAAAAAATAGCCACAAAATCTTCTTGCTATGATCTACCGGGAGCATCGACAATGCTGACAACACTTCGTTTTCTGACTTATTGAAGAAAGGCTTCCACTTGTTTTTCTGCGAGAACCATTGCAACTCATCATCGTTGTCTTTGTACTTCATAGCCATCAAGTCAGACTCCAGATTTCTGATGTATTCCATCGAAACATTTGCAGTCTTACCTTGACTTATTAGCGATATGATCTGCTCGTCACTTAGAGGAACTAAATCTTCATCAAAGACCATGTTTCTGTTCACCTTGCCTCGCAGATTAAAATAATGCAGCATCTGATCGACAATGAAACGCCATATCTTCGCCTTATGCTCTGCATACTCATGAATCACATTGTTCTTGCTTTGAACAAGTTCTCTGATGCCTGTGGCTGTTTCCGCTCCGCTTTCGTTGTTGTACTTGTCAAAGATATTGGTGTTGAACAAGGCAAGTGATGTCAGCTTTGCCAAATGATCAACTTGATCTTGATACATTTTGAAAACGTTTTCTGGTATCTCGACCATGTGAACCAATCGTGAAAGATCAAGAATCTCACCATTGTCACCGCTTGTCGGCAATGGAATCTCAACCTCTGTGATCTCAAACTCATTACGACTGATGCGTGATTGTTTCTCACCGCTTACAACTGCTGTTCCATCGCATGATGGACAGACATGATCGTTTATGTAACCATTCGTACAATAGTTTCCATCAGAGTCTCTGTAACTGCAACGCTGCGTGTAAAAGTAAGCACGAATAAAGCCAAACAATGCCATCTGATTGTCAAGTTTTGACTTCTTCTCGCAATGCTCATTCAAGACCTCCTTCGCTGGTCTGTAAATGCTTTCATTTATGTCATAGTTAGCGGATAAATCCTTGACATATCCCAGACTTATGGCAGGTACATTGCCACTATTATGAACTCCTGAAGAATAATAAAATGATACTGAATTTGTCTTGCCTTCTGCTGTGGAATATGTTTCAGTTCTCAGTTCAGAATTGCTCACATCATACTCTGAAACCATTGCGACATCTTCAACAATGATCTCATAACTGTTGTTTCGAGTATAGACATAATAAACATACAACTGCTTTTGTATGTCCGTCTTTGATGAATCAAAAGTCTGCTTATATGACTCAGGTGCGTTTGCTGATCTCTTTATTGGTTTTCGGAAACAAATGAACTGCAAACCAAGATGATCAGAACCTTTCAAGATGGTATCTGCTGATGAAAAGATCATTGGATATGTGACAGGAAACTCTCTTGCATTATCAAAAGGAAAAAAGTCAATCAGCAAGTATGCGTTCGGATCAGTAGTTGCATAATCAATCAGTCTCGTATTCAAATAATCATCAAGCGATTCTTCTTGATAGAACATTCTTAATCTTTGCGAGAATGATGCCCACGCTTGATCTGAGACGCTTTCTTGTTCAATTGGTGCAAGTACCTTGTTGACACGCTTCGTCTTGTCTACCTTCTTAAAAACAGACTTTAAACGATTTGTGAGATATGGTGTGTGTGTGTTGAATAATCTGACTGATTCTTCCTTCTGAGCATTTGTGTCATTTGCTCTTTTTTTCAAGATAATTGATTCTTGATTTTCTCCAGAGATTATAGACCTCCAATAATCAGCAATTTCAACAGTCTTAGCGTAATGAGAATGAAACTGACTGACTGTCAGCGACTGAAATACAAAATCTAATATCTCTTGTTCGTTGAGCGTTTCCATATCATGCAATGATGACTAATTTATCAATCTTTTCCAATGACTTTATTGTTTTAATATGGACATCAAAAGAATCAAAATTGATCATGCGTAAATGATTTGCTTGTGTAAAAAAAAGAGCCAGATCAAATGATCTGACTCTCAAAAACTAAAAACTATGAAAAATTATTATAGCATATTATTTTCAATTTTAAAATCCATGCAACGTGCCGCCCATACTGCTTCCTTTTTTGTTTCATATTGGTTCCAACCATAAATATCTTCTAAAAGTTTTTCATTATCGCCTGTGTATTGTAAAGACCAGTATGTTGTATCATATGTTTCCTTCTCAATATCAAGCGTAAAATTTTTGCCATTGTATTGATAGTACCCAGACGCGATTTTTGTTACTTTTCCAAATTTTTTAATATCTGCTGTTGTAAAATTTTTCATGTTTGTTTTTTTTAGTTGCTAATCAATTACATCAGCTAATATACAACAACATTTTGAATTAAAAAATAAATCACAGTTTTTTTATAAAAAAAACATAAAGAAAGCCAGATCAATGTCTGGCTCTTCCTAATCTATCTGATACGCTGTTTTAAGCTAAAATAATATATTTATCGCCCATTTTTTTTGCGCACGAAGAACCAATTGGAAATAAACCTTGTGACTCTATTCCTGCTTGTTGCAACATTTCGTCTGTTGCGAGAGCAGGTATCACCTCCCACTCGGTGGACATATGAACGAAGAAATCTTCATTCGTTGGTTTGTTACAGCAGATGCAAGATTTTGCTGTAATGCCATATGTTTCTTCATTTCTTGCAGCTGCTTTAGATTCATACAATTTTTTAGTTTTCATGTCTGTTTGTTTTTGTTTAGTTTAAAAATATGAGCAGTTTCAAGACTTGCTCAGGTCAAGCGGTTAATTTCTAAAAGTTATAATCGTAAAAGTTCTGTGGTCTATCGCTTATTCTCCAACGCTTGTTCTTCATACTTGTATTGCTTAACGTAGTTTCAAATATTAACCCACGCTCAAAAAAATCATAGCTCTGGGCATAATTATTAGTTGTGTGCCCACTATATCCACCAACAACTACATGCATTTTAGTCTTGTTTTCAGATGCCTCCACTGGTTGTATTAAAACTTTTGTTTTGCCCTTTATTCCAACAATTTTACCAATAGGATAAACATCAGTCCAAAGGTGGCAGTTAATGTACTTTCCAATCAATTCTTCTGTTACTTGAAATTTTGTTTTTGAATTTTTCATGTCTTAGTGTTTTTAGTTGCTAATCAATTACATCAACGAATATATATGTTTTTTTTATTAAAAAAAAGAATTAATACTTTTTTTATAAAAAAAATAAAAAAGCCAGATCAATGTCTGGCTCTTTCTCAATCTATTTAATACGCTGCTTGGCAGCTAAGGGCTTCGTGTATCCTTTAGTCTTTAACACCTCAAGGGGAGCTAAACCGCTGTCAAGTAACTTGAAATACTCCTCTACGGAAAAATTCTTGATTAAGAATCTCTTGAAAGCTCCCATGCCCCCATACTTGAATCTCGCTACGACTACGCTTCTTTCTCCTGAGTTCAATTCGTATGTAAGGTATCCTCCGTGGTAATCAAATTTTTGTTTGTCGAATTTCATGATGTTTGTTTTTAGTTGTTAATTAATTACATAAACGAATATATATGTTTTTTTTATAAAAAAAAAAGAATTGATACTTTTTTTATAAAAAAAATGAAAAAAATAGATCGCATCATATTTCGTGAAAATCTTTCAAGATTCTTTTGTCAAGACAATAGATCACACCATTGTGATCAACCTCAATGACATCACCTCGCTTTCTTAGAACAACGATCTCAAAGTCATGATGCTTTGCCTTGTATGTTTTAGGATAACACGCTGAACAGCTTATAATGAATAATAAAGCGCATAATTTGATCATATTCGCATAGTTGATTGATTCCATTGTATTGCTGGAGCAGTTGCAAGTTCAATGCGACAGATAGCACTCAAGCAATCGACTTGATCATCTCTGCCACTCGGAAACGTAATGCACTCGTCAATGAATGCGTTCACCCATGTTTGATCAGATTCATTGCTCGGCAATAACACCTCGCCACGTTCAAGGAATGGTGTGATGACTTCAACTCGTGTCACCTTTGATTCTGTCGGTGCTTTATCTTCTTTGGCAAGAATACCAGAAGAAGCGAGGATCTGCTTGAGTGTCTTTCCGGATGCCTTTGGTTCAAACATCACTCGTGTATATTTCTCATTGCCATACGTTGCAATGATCTCTTGTATGCGCTTCAAAAGTTCTGGTGCTTCAAGCCACTCTTGAAACGATCTCAATATATGTACCTTTCGATTTATCATCGCATATACAACGATTGCTGATGGATCATTCGCTTTATTTGATGTATATGCACCATCAATGTAAATGCGTGTCTTAGATCGCAAATTATTGATGTTTACAGACGTTTTATCATAGCTTTTAAACCACTCACGCTTGATGATTGCGCCTTCTGTCGGTGCAGGTCTTTGTTGATACAACGAAGCAAATGTTCTTGGATTCTTATCTCTTATTTCTTCAAGTCTTTCAAGCGAGTGCAATTGCGGAAACAATGCTTGTCCTATCTTGCGAGGATCATCAGCATTTTCGTTCGTTTCTTTTATTGCTGGTATGGTGACAACTTTCCACTTGCCTCCCTCTTCAACTGTGCCATCTCTGTCAAGCAATCGACCTGCAAGATCATCCATGTGCCTTCGTGTGATCGTGAATGCCACTCGTGAATCGTTGTGTAACCTTGCCTCAAGTTCATCGGTGTACCAATTGTAAACACGATTCCTGTATGTAGGTGAATACGCCTCTTCATAATTCTTAATAACATCATCCATGAGTGCCATCTTTGCTGGAGTTCCTGCAATACCACCAGAGACACCGACAGCATATAGAAAGCCTTGCTTGTTTACCACTTCAAACTTCTCTGAGTTTCTCACATACTGACTTTTCGCATCAGCAACAACATTTCTATCATTCAATCTCGTGTCCGGAAATATCTCGGAGTATTTCTCATCAGTAATCACACGCTGAATCTTTCTGTTGTACTCGGCAGCCTTCGTCTGATTATACATCGTGAGAATGATCTGCTCATTTGGATTAATGCCAAGCGCATATGGAACAAGAAATTCAACCAACATCGTTGACTTCTGATGTTGTGGAGGCATAAAGATCATCAGATTGCTATGCTTACCTTCAACAAACTCTTGCAAGACACCGCAAGCATATTTATGATGCCAGTTCCAAGTGACATCTTTATTCTGAAATAAATACTTTAAAAATGTGAAATAGTCAGTCTTGCACTTGTCTAATAAGAGCCACTTTTTGAGTTGTCGTTTGCGCAGTTCAAGATCATTGCTGTTCATCTCTTTCGTTCAGTATCTTGTCAATTTCTTCGATCTCGGCAAGAATGTCTTCCTTGCTTGGTCTTTTATCTTCAATCTTTATGTTCTGATTCGCCTTGCCATCAAATGTCTCTAAATATAACTTGATGGCATTCATAGCAGCATTCGGGTTTTTGCCCATTGCAATCTGAAACATCTTTAATGCCATTGCTTCTTCTTTAGGAACTTTGACTTTAACCTTATCCTCTAAAATCTGAACATCTTTTATATCGAACGTCAGCCACCCATCCGATAGAGCGACCTTTTCAAGTTGCTTCTTTAATGATGGTTTTCGACCTGCTCTGTTTATGCGAGGGTCATCTTTTGTAAATTGTTTACCATCTTCTGGCTTTATATTTCCTTTGCCACCCGGCATTTACGTCTGTTTTTCGTCTGCTAATAAACGTTTTCTGTATTTTTCAGTAACGTCTGTTCCATTTCTAAACAACTGTATATCCTCATCAAGTTTCAACATTCTGTCTATCCCAATTTGACAATACTTCTCATCTAATTCCATTCCGTAACAGTTGCGCTCTAATTGATGCGCTGCGACCATTGTCGTTGCAGTTCCTAAAAAACTATCTAAAACAATATCTCCTTTTTTTGAAAACTGCAAAATCAACTCAGGAAGATGAACAGGAAAGGTAGCTGCGTGATATTTTGAATATTCATTATGTTTTTGTCCTTGATTTCTGTAAATATTATTTACAGTACCTTTAAATTCTGCATATGGAATTGCTTTACTTGCATTGTCCTCTGGAGAGATAAATATTAAAAACTCCCATGAGGAAGTCATAACATTTTTTGCCATAGCTGGTGCCCCATAACCTTTATCCCATATTGCAATATCAATAAGTTGGCTCTTATATTGATTTAAAAATTCAATTAAAGCAATCTTATTCCCTGCTAACATTTGTATATTACAAATCAAATAATTTGAATAAATGAGAGCATTGTTCACAAATTCTATCAACAATTTTAAATAAGAATCTTTACTTTGATTATCATTATATTTTTGATATTTATTATCTCCTGAGTGAGTGTTTCCTGATAATTTTTCTGATATACCTGCATTGTATGGAGGAGATGTAAATGACATTTTTGCTATATAGCTATTCATTAATTTGTCCACATCATCAACACTTGTTGAATCTCCACAAAGTAACCTATGGCATAAATCACCTTTTTTTAACTCAAACAAGTCTCCTCTAACAATATCCGTTTGTATTTCCGCAGGAGGCACATAGTCATCTTCTTGCGCTTCCAGATGCACCTCTTCTTCCTCTTCAAATGTGATACCCCACTCTTCTGCTTGTTCTTCGCTTGTGAACTCCATTGACCATTGACCTATATTCCAATTTGAAGCATAAATGTAACGCTCTCGCTTCTCTTCGCTCCAATCCTTGCAGTCAATAACGTATTTGTCTGGAATCATCTTCCAGCCCAATTCTCTTAATGCCTGAACTCTTTTGTTTCCAGCAATAATTAGATTATCTCTTGATGAATCAAAAGCTATTTTGTTGGCTTCCATAAATTCAGGGTCTCTGTCCAGCTTCTTCTTAAAATCTGCCCACTCTGTATCACTCCCAGAGAATGGATATGGGTTGTTAGGGTTTATTCTTAATTTGCTTAGATCAAATCCTTTCATATCATTTTATTAACACCTGTACACTCGTGATGGTTTCTTTGCCATTAAACTGTGTTGTCTTGATTGTTACTCCAGCACATCTGACTTGAGTTTCAATCATAAATTCTGCGATTAGGTCTTGTATTTCTCCTTCAAGTATTTCTTTTGCTGCATAGATTTCATTGATTGTCATTTTCTGTGTGTTTTTTGATTAATAATGCTGCCCATCTAAGCCACTTCATACATTCTTCATAGTTGTTGTTGTATGCTTCAAGATTTGCTGCTGATATGCTTTGCAATAATTTGCTTTTTTCTTTTTTAGTCATTCTATAAGTTGTCGAGATCATTTGGGAATATAAAGTCATCAACTAAACCATATGTCACATCCTTGTGCAGATAATACTGAACATAATCGAGAGCAATGTCATATGTGTCAATCAATGCTGTGTCTTTGAGCTGCAAAAAATCAAGATATGTGTCAATGTGATCTCCAAGTTCTCCATAAAATATTCTGGCATCACGCCAGAACGAGAATGTATATTCTACCCAGTTCTTTCTCAGTCTTTTATTGATAATATCATTGACTTCAAATGCAGCTTTGACGTTTTTCAGAAATGTGGTTCGTGTTCTTGGATATTGGCGCAATAGAGAATCCATCGGAAAATCATCTTCATCCCAATTAAGAAAACGCATAAAGTCATTGACAGAGCGTGTTGGATGGTGTTCCTTTGTTGCTGATATCCAGAATAAAAGAGCAAAATTGATCGCATTGTTCTTGTTAAACAATGGATTTATCAATCTGTTTGAGTATCTTTTCGTATTACTCATTGAACTAAAGTTTGATAAATATACGAAATTAATTTAATATATGTCTAACTTATTTTATTAGATTTGTAAAACATGACAGCGAGGCAATTTGCAGAAAAACTGAAGCTGTTCTCAGAAGAATGGCAAAACAAGAGAACAGAAATCGCTTTGAAGGCATCATTCACGCAGATAAACATTGCCAAACAGCGAGTCATTGACACAGGTCAATCATCGAAAGGAACTCCATTTGGAACATATGCACCATCGACACAGAGATTCAAGCAACGTACTGGCAGAAAATCAACGACATCATTTCCGTTGATAAATTTTAGTCAAACTGGTGAAATGTGGAGAAAGGTCTTGCCACAAATAACTGATGTCACAGGCGATTCTGTGACTATAAAAGCAGAGCCTGTTTCTGGTGATCGCAAAAAGGTTTTTGGTATTCATAATAAAAGATTTGAAGATAGCAAAGGAAATCTTGTTGCATTAAACAAAGAAGAAGCAGACAACTTGGCGAACGATTACAAAGGTTATCTTGATGAACTTATAAAAAAGTATTTTGCATGAAAACTAAGGCGTTGAAATGGCTCAAAGAATGGGCAGAAGAAGGTCTGTTCAGGATAGAAATAACAGAAGATAGACAAGTCATCTTCTGGATTATGGGAAAAGGCATAAATGTAACAAAATGATAAATAAAGCAATTGCACAGTTTCAAAGTGATCTCACGTCTCTTGCATGGGTTCAGAACTATGGAGGCTTGACACACATTGTCAGCAATCCATCTATTTCAGACGATGGTTCTCGCTTCCCGGTGTCTCAGTTCTGCAATTTTGATCAATGTTGGAATGGTGGCGTATATAAAGCACTTGTTCCAGATAGCAACACGAAATCTCTGATGTATTATGAGCAAATAGGGTCAACGACAGATGCTGGTGATTCTTTTCGTGTAGGTGATGTTTCACTTGACACACCTGTTCGACTCTTTACATGGGTAAATCTTCAGAAGATTGGTCTTGATGAAACAACGACAAAAAGTCCATTCATAAATGATATTTTAAATATATTCAAGGTTGTAAAATCATCAGATGGCGCACGTTTTGAGGTTAAGCTGACAGAGATCGAGACTGATGACATCACGAAGGAGCAGTTTGCAAAATACAATTATAATAATGTAGAACGTCTGCTTTATTATCCTTACCTTGCTATTACCATGACATTTAATTTCAATATAAAAGGCGATGTCTCTTGCATGGATAGTGTTGCTGTTGGTGAAGAGATAGCTTGTAAAAACTACTCATACACATGATCTTTTATGCCATCACTTGCGGAGTCATTGCTTCAGTTTGGATTCATCTGATGACTAAGCCGGGCAAAATATTTGATTTCGCTGAGTTCTACTTCAAAAAGTACATCACAACAAACAGAAAGATAAATACTGTTTTATTTGAGTGTGCAGCTTGTCTGTCTGGACAACTTGCGCTCTTGTGGTACTTGCACAACAAATTTTTTATCTTCTATGATGACACATCAATTGCAATGATTTTCTATGCAATCCTTTTTGGTGCTGTCATATCAAAATTATTGACATATGAGTCTGAAGCGTATTGACTTTGAAAAAGGAGTATTTGAATCGAATGGAAACAAATACTACATCGCACCACTTGAAATGCCTTACAATAGATTGGTCAAGTTCTCACAGTTGCAAAGTGAGATCACCAGAGGTGTTAAGCTGGAAGATGCTGCTAAGTTCATCTATGATGTATATAATGAGATGAAGAAAGGTGAAGATGGCACACACAAAGAATCATTCATGTCTGCTTTTGAGAAGATAGCCGATTTTGTCAAGTCAATGGAAGGCTTTAATCCTGAGAAATTGGCTGCTCAGAACTATGACAGGTATATGGAATTTTGCACTTTTTTCATTCTTAGAAATGATGAAGATTATACTGTTTGGGATGCCAGAATTGCTGAAGAAAAGGTCAATGATTGGCGCAGAGACATCTACCCTAAAGACTTTTTTTTTGCAGTATTTTGGCGATTAAAATTGTTAACGGAAGAATCGCTCAATTTTACCCAGCAAATTCAAAGCCTGTAACTAAAGAGAACAACAAAGAGGCTTCATCAAATCCTGACAAGTTCAATGTATTACTAAATTTAGAAAGACTGATGCGATTTGCATTGTCTGTTCTGCCAGATGATCGCTCTGATCTTGAGCGAATGCCTCTTGAACAATTGTTGACTTCTTTCAAGGAGGCAGAGTATATCTATGAAAAGAAAAAAGAGGCTCAAAGAACCTCTTAGCCATTCAATTCAATGAAATAACTCAACTTTAATAATACATACAAAGTCATTGTTTGATAATGACTTGGATTGTTTATTTGTCAAATAATTTTAAACAATGGCTGATTTAATTTATACTATCAAGTTTGATGATGGTGAGTTTCTGAAGAAATCTTCTGACATGGTTGCTGCTGTTCAGCAACTTGAAAAAGAGGTTGACAAAGCAGGTGGTGAAATTTCCAAGACGATGAAGGAAAATGCGAGTGCAACAGACAAATCAGCCAAGTCAACAGATAAACTGACAAAGACACAAAAACAACTCACTAAGGAGCAGAAAGAAAGTCTTGATGTCATAAACAGATCCATCAAAGATTATAAAGTCTTTGGTCTTTCAATAAATGATGTCTCTGGAAGCCTTCGATTATTGAAAAACTCCGTCATTGCTTCTGCAAAAAGTGTGACTACATTGTCTGGAGCATTTAAAGTGATGAAAACTGCACTCATTTCAACAGGTATTGGAGCAGTCGTTGTGGCTTTTGGATCACTTGTTGCATTTTTAACAAAAACACAAAAGGGAGCAGAAATTTTAAATAGAGGGATTGCAGCAATAGGTCAAACTTTTACAACTGTCACCGATGCAGTCTCTTCATTTGGTGAAGGCTTGTTTGGTTTTTTTACAGGTGGAGGCAAAGATGCTCTTGTCAAAGGCATAAAAGAAGCACGAGAAGAAATAGGCAATCTTGGTGAAGATTTAAAAGCTGCTGATGACCTTGCAAGAAGAAGAGATGCTCTTGCCAAAGGCATGATTGATCTGCGAGTTGAAACTGCAAAATCAAGAACGGAAATCTTCAAACTCCGTCAAACAGCAGAAGATTTATCAAAGCCATTTGATGAAAGATTAACTGCTGTTCAAGAAGCGTTTAAGATAGAACAAGACCTTGTCGCTAAAAGATTAGAAGCAGCAAGAGAAGAATTAGCTATTGCAGAAGAGGAAAACGCACAAAATAAAAGCAAGACAAAAGACTTTGAGGCTCAAACAGCTGCAAGAGAAAAGGTTGCAGCCATTGAATTAGAATCAATTCAATTGTCGATTAGATTGAAAACTCGTGAAAACGCACTTTTAAAAGAGCAAGAAGCAAGAGTCAAAGCATTAAGAGATGCTTATGTGTCGCAATATAACACGATGAAAGAGCAGTTGCTTGAAATAGAACTTGCCGAAAGTGATCCTCTTGAAAGACTTGAGAAGCAAAGAGAAATTGCTCTGAAAGGTCTTGAAGAACAAAAGAGTTCATTGATAGACATTGCAAAGTCTCTTGGAGAACCTATTGAAGACATTGAGAAAGCATTTGAAAAACTTGCTGAGAATGTAAATCTTGGCTTTGATGAGCAAAGAGAAAAATTTGAAAAGCAATTAGAAGGTGTTGAAATCATAGCAGAAATACCATCAAAAGCTGCTGAGAATCTGAAAAAAACAATTGAAAGTAATGACAATGAAGCACCAGAATTGACGATCAAAGTTGCTCCAACAATAGATGAAAGCTATTTGTCGAGAAGGATTAAACAGGTCGGAAAAGATATTGATTCATTCTTAAATTCTCCAGAGTTCCTCGCAGCCTTTGATCTTGGAAATAAACTTGCCGATAGCTTTCAAGACATCTTGCAAAGTCAAATTGATCAACTCGATGCTCTATCTGAACAACGTGGAAGACAAATTGAACAGCTTCAAGAAGATTTAGAACTTGAAGAACAGTTGATGAAAGAAGGTTCTGCCAATAATGTAGCAACAAAGCGTGAAGAACTTGAAGCACTACAAAAAGAACAAGAAGAAGCAAACAAGAAAGCAAATGAACTGCGAAAGCAACAGATAGAAATTGAACTTGCGCAATCATTAGCACAACAAGGTGCCGCTTTAGCACAAGCAGTTGCGAACATCTTTTTACAAGGTTCAAAACTGCCTTTATTTGTAGGTGTCGCTGCTGCGGCAGGTATAGTTGCAGGAATGTTGGCATCAGTTGCTTCAGCCAATTCACAGATCAAAAACTTGACTGCTCTTTCTGGAGGTGCAGAGCGTATTGGCGATTACACAGGCTTTGTCGCTGAAGGCTATGGAACAGACAGAGTTTCAGCTTCTCGTGGTCTGCGTGTCGTTCATTCATCTGGTCGTGATACAGGCGTCAGACTTGGAGGCAATGAGATGATCGTTGATGAAGGCACATCAAGAAACATTGGTCACATAATAAAAGCAGCAAAGAACAACTCAAGATTTGTGGATGATTTAAATGCTTGGTATAATGGCGTAGATGCAACACCTAACATCATATATCATTCGCAAAAGATAGAGGCTTACAAGCAACCTGAGAGCGTTTCTCGTGAAGAAATGGAACAAGTCTTTGAGTCTGTCATGGACAGACATCTTGAAAAATACTTCAAAAAGCGAGGCAAAGAAATTGCATCTCAAAGGTTCATATCAAAAGAAGCGAAAAGAGGCATTTTGGAGACTGTCCTTAAAGATGGTTCTGTGAAAAGAAACAGATCAGCGAAAGGATAAAAAAAGACCATCCAACTGCGTTCAGTCAGATGATCTTCGCTCCGTAATTAATAAATAACTGCGGTATGAAAGAAATTGATAACCTTAATATTTAAGAGAAACCTTGTTTCTATTTCTCCAATTGTAAATTTCTTCTATTAATTCGATATATTGATCTTTATTGGAACAATCAACCAAAGCTGTTGGTTGTTTTGACAACTTTTCAAGAAAGAAATCAAAGTCGAACTGTGGTTTTTCTCTCAATTTCAACAATGCGTAAATAAATGATCGTCTTTTAAAACCTAAGTAATAAGGCTCAATCTGATATATTTCCTTTGCGATCTTTTCTGCTCTTATGTATTGCGCTCGTGATATCTTCATTGTTCCATCTGTAAAGGCTTCACTCATTCCACCAGAGAACTGAGAACCATTAAGTAAAGCCATAGTTTCATTGTGTCCAAACTTCCACCTTTCTTTAAATTCCTTGTATTTGATATATGATTCAATGCCAAGTTCAGCATAACCTTCCATGTAGTCATCAGCGTTCCACTTTCTTGATGTCGTATTGAGTCGCTGTACTTCTTTTAGACCATAACCATTGCAGATAATGTAGTTGATTGGCAATTCAAGTTCTTTGGCGGCTTGAAATCTGTGCTGTCCATCTATAATTTCATGGTTCTGGTTTATCAGAATCGGTGAAATCAGATAATCTTCAGCCATTGAACTCTTTAATCTCTTTAAATGTAGTCGATTAATCTTCCTGTTGCCTTTCATACTTTTGAATGAAGAATAATTTGTTGTCTTTAAGACTTTCATTTGTAAATTTTTTAATTAATTAATATGATTATATCTCATCGTCAAAGACGATCATTGGATTCAATCCAGCCACTTTGCAGAATTTGTAAAGACCTCCGATTCCCATCTTCCCTGTCTTTAATTTATCAAACGTGTGATATACGCCAAGTTTACCATATTCTTTCACAAGTGCTTGTCTTATTTGTTTATCTACATCTCCTTTGAATTTGTAGAACTTATTTGACACGATCTCAAATGCTTTCATCTGAAGATCAATCGGTGCTTTTATCTGTTTACTCATTTTTTTGTTTTTATATTATTTCAAAAGTCCTCTTCGCTCTACTTTTAGAGCGAAAGAGAAACCAACACTAAGAATTAAATTCAAATTTTATTAAGTCTTTTATTTTGATATTATAGCAATCATCTTTGAACTTCCAACCATTGACATCACTACTTCCTTTTTTATTGAAATCAGCTTCCGCAAAAAAATCTTTTTTTCTCTTATAACCAAGCAAGAAGCATTGACTCAAATCTTCCAGAACCCGAACAAAGAAATAAAAGTCACACTCTTGTGTTGTGTTATGAGCTGAGATACTGCACAGATAATGAGGCTCAGGCGTGACAGTTGTTCTCTTTGTTTTTACATCAACTGTGTGACCTTCAATCTTTAGATCATAGTCATACGTTGAATCAAAATCAACATTAAATCCAGCATCAACAAAAGTATCAAAGATTATGATCTCACCCAATGCGCCAAAGATGTTTCCTTGTCCAGATGTAATTGATCCACGCAATGATTCAAATGGATATAAATTCTTTGCTCTTTCAATCTGATCTTCTCGTACTTTCACTTTCACTTAATTATGATATGAGTTTCAGTAAGTTAATATTACGTTTTTTATTTCTTCTGATACAGAATCATTATAATTATTCATCATTACAAACTATTCGGAATTAGAATGTTTCTTTATCATAGCAGCCAAATCCTCCAAAGCCTTTATGGCTTCTTCTGGAGAGCAATGGTCTGCTTCTTGCACCTCCGTTATATACACATCACCAAAAGATGTGTACTGAAGGCTTAAGCCAAGACGTTTAAAGCCCCAAGATAATTTAGGGTTGCAGAGTTTTTTTATTTTTTCTATTCGGCTCATTTTTGATTTCTTTTTAGTCATTGTCTTTGTTTATTCCCCTACCTTTTCAAATAATGATTCTGTTAATACATCCCTGCATATGTCAGGCTAAAACCTGATTAAAATATATGGTTTGTCATACTATAACCTGACACTCCTTGTGAATTATGATTACTCATATACTAACTTTATGAATTTCTATTTTTTTATTGTTAATTCCTCGCCTGTTAATGCGTAATATAAATTTTGGAGTTGGTGAACGTATCTTATTGGATACTGACTCCATCCTACCCAATGATAACTTGGCGTATGTTCAATAAGAATATTTCCTACACCTGTTGATTTCCCGAATGCAGAAGATGTTACTTTTTTAAAAGCAAACTTCTCCAACCATTCCTCTGTTATTGGGATAGGTCTATAATCATCATACTCCTGACCTTGTAGTCCACCAGCCCAAATATAATCATCATAAGGGTCATAGCCCATAAAATCCACAACCTCGCTACATTCAACGTCCTCTATAATACCATTTCCCCTGTCTATTTCTTGCTCCCAACCAGCTTCAATGTAGTTCCCTATTCTTAGTTCTTTTACGTTTATATCTCTCATGGCTTAAAGTATATCTTTTCCCCACTCTTCTTGTCAAAGAAAAAGAATCTTGGTACTGCTATCGTATCAAGCACAGTCTCTGTTCTGATGAAGAACTTTGTCTCCTCCGTAATACCCACGCCAGTAGTATCACTCGCCACAATGGGAATAAGCCTTTGCACCTCCGCTACTGCATAAACTATTTCCACTTGTGCATTTGCGTCAATAGTCATCTCAGGCAATGGCTTGTATTCCGGTTGCTTGGCTTGTTGTGAAAAGCCGATCATCGGCAATGTGATTAGAATCAATGTTTTCAATACTGTTTTCATTTTAATTATTTTGTTGATTAATTATTTGAATGCCATATTTTTTCATTCCAAAAGCTGACAATCAACTCTTGCAATTTGTGATCTGGCTGTTTTCTAAGTTTAAAAGTGATCATTTCCATTGATTTCATGCCATAAAGTAAACAGCAAAAATAACAAGAATAACATCATCACGAATATACGGATATCATTTATCATATCTTTTAATTTAAGTAAATATGCCAATGTTTTTCAAATTCTTCGCTGTTCAGTTCAGAATAAAACAAAATGAATCTTATATGATTTGGAAGCCAGAAAGAATCACGAGGCTTCCACATTTCCATTGTCAAAAAATCTATTTCTGCGTAGTCTTTTATCTTTTCCATTTGTTTATCTGTTTGCTTTAACAATTCCAGCACCTTCTCTAAGACTGATTTTTGGTTTTCGATCAATGTCATCAAATCTGACTTGTGTCCATTTTCCTGCATTCCATGATTGAGTTCCTCTTCGATCACAAGTCCACAACTTACCTTCAGCGCATCGAAACAAGTTCTTTGCATACTGGTTTACTAAAACAGCAGGAAATTTTTTCCCTTTGTAGCTCACGATGACTTCTTCATTCTGCGACATAAAAGATGTTTTGATTTTTCACAATTTTACCCTCCCAAGTATAGACATTTGATTTATCTTTTAAGCGAGTGACTTTCTTCTCTTTGTTCAGATAAAAAAAATCCAAGTCGTTGATCACAGGAACATCTTTGATCATCTGATACAATAAATTACGCTTTTCAAGAAATTGCTCATGTCTGCCCATTATTTCATCTTGTATCTCAACCTCACAAGGAACATTGATCATCTCAAATCTGTCTTGCAATGGTATCTTGTATTCAATTTTATTCCCATATTCATCAATCTTATTTGATGTGAGATAATAGCAGAGAACTCCTTTTTCATATCCTGTTGCCAACATCTGACATTGTATCTGTGCAATGTAAGTCTTTGGAACATTGCTTATATTCTTGAAAAATGATGATATGGTGTACGGACATTTTATGTCAATGACACATTGTTGATCTTCATCTGTGATGTCTGGAGTTGCCCAAAGATGCTCTTTTATGAAGATCGTTTCATCTGATCTCAGACGTGAACTCGGAAATAGAGGCTTCACCACATGGTGAAATGCCTCTTCTTCGTTGAATAAACCATGCTGCATTGCAACAGTTGTCAGTTCTCGCCTGTAACCGTTGATCATTTCTTCGACCTTCTCCAAGATCAGAGATTGCGCTGTCTTAGAGTTTATGCCATCTCTGGTGAACAGTTTGCCAATCTCACTTGCACCAATGCCACCAATCTTGTCTGGATTCATCATTGTAGCAGCATTTTCTTGGTTGTGAAAATGGTCTTAATTTCGGGATAAGTATCAATCTCTGATTTACACTCTTTCCACGCTTCTGTCAAGTCTGATACTGATTCGCAGCCTTCCAATTTTAGACTGACCTTTGTCAGCACATCTTTTGGGATTGCTTTTTTGATTAGCTTCGGTTTAGGTGCAGTAAATGTTCCACTTTCTTTTTGATTATTAATTGCATTTGTCACCTCTTCAGCAGAAGCGATGCCAGAACCCGGCAAGATGCCGAGACCAAAAAGTCCAATACATCGACCGACACAACTTGTCTCACAGTTTTCGACATACGATGTCTTATTGATAAAAGAAGACGATTCTTTTTCATAAGCTGTGCCTGTGGAAACTATGCGACCATCTTTGTCTTTAATGATCGCTCTCATTACTATCATGCCATCCTGCATAGTTACAATCTCTGTCTCAAGACTGTGATTTGGAAACTTGTTTCTGAACTCCATCACCCTTTCATCAACTGTGATGTATTCTTTGCCTTTAATATTTATACTTTTCATGTTTAAATTGATTTATGTAAGTTAATTTTCGTCACATCGCTATCTTCTAAAATAGCAGCAGTCACCAAAGGAAACTGCATGAACATCTTGTAATTGTTTTTTGTGTAGTGCAGACATTCTTCTGCTCCCATCTTGGTATATTTGATAAGACCAGCACAAAACTGATCTGTATCAACAATCCAGATTTCATCATCAACTGTAAACTCTAATGCTGTCGCTCCTGACATAGCAGTCAAAAGTCGCACAGACTGTAATTTTTCTGATATTCTGTCTATTTCTGTAATCATGTTACTTTGTTTTAAAAGTTTAAAAATATGAGCAGTTTGCGACTTGCTCAGGTCAAGCATACAAATAAACGATTAACGCTCATGTCTCTCTTCAACATCGATTGGCTCAATATCCAATGGTTCAGATGGATATTCTAAATGCCAATTTTGTGCTTCTGGTGGTAAATATGGATTAAAGTGATTCATGTCTTTGTTTTTTTTAAGGTTTAAAAAAAATCTGATGGGTCTTTCCATAAAGGCACTTCCTGAAGATTTACTACCCATCTTCCAGATACCACTACAGAACCGTCAATTAGTGATTCAACATAAGGGATATCTCGTTTCTTTTTTTGAAGTTCAATCAACCTCCTTTTGCTTTCATGTGCAGCTTTTTTATTGGAGTAATACTCTTTTGCGCAATAGAATTGAAGTTTTGTGTCCCGGCAAGTTAATTTATAGATCTTTTTCATGTGTCTGTTTTTTTTTAGTTGTTAATCAATTACATCAACAAATATATATGTTTTTTTTATTAAAAAAAATATTTATTAAAAAAAATGCAAAAAAAAACCTCCTCAAACTTGGGTGAATGAGGAGGAAAACGTGTAACATGAAAAAAATCTACTTAAAGACTCTGCAAATATATAAAATATTAATCATGTATATTTGCAAAAAAAAACTTTTACAATGAAAACATTTAAAGACGAGAACGGAGAAATTCGCATCTTACAAGATCATTCAGTATTTGATCTTTTTCAACAATTCAATGATAACATCTGGCAAGGTGTAGCAAAAGAAGATCGTGCATCACTTCTTCAATTAGAATTTGACAAGATGTCTCGTGATCTTGATCAACTGGGAGATCTATTGCAAAAACTTAAAAACAGATAAATATGAATAAAGAGCCATATGGCATCTTTTATGTTAACTGGTTGGATGACAAGAATCTAAAAGCTGCTGAATTGAGATTGTTGTTGAGATTATCCAACTTATCTGCAACAGATGGCTTCGCCTATCCTTCAAATGAGTATTTAGCTGAAAAAATGGGTTGCGATCCTTGTACTATTTCAAGACATATATCCTCGCTGATTAAAAAAGGATATATCAAAGTTAAGTATGAAAAAAATGGTGCATTAGTAAAGAAAAGACTGATTTTTTTAGTGCATTCTACGATTGACAAAAATGTCAAGCCACGATTGACAAAATTATCAACCACGATTGACAAAAATGTCAAAGAGAATAATATAAGTATTAATATTAAAAGTATTAATATTAGGAAACCGATTGATTTGTTGAAATCTGATGCTTCAAAATATGAGATTTTATGCAAACAATATTTCAGTCTATCAAACCTTGATGATCTGCTCTTCAAATGCTCTAAATCAATAATTGAAAACAACAAAGATTGGCAAGAATGGAAATACAGCCAGATTTACAACAGATTTGCAAAATATCTGTCGTCCTGTCTCAATAATCAACCAGAAAAAAACAAAATTGAAGATAATGGAAGATATAAATGGTTCTGAAATCGCTTTTAAGCGCATTTACGTTCGATTTAAGCCACTTTTATTGAAAAGTAGTATCAATACATCAAAATAAAATTTAAACGTCTTAAAACGCAAAATATGAAGAATATCGAAAAGAGTGTCATCGGAACTCTTCTACTAAACAACAAAAAGTTTCTTGAAACAGAAAGTCTTTTGAAACCACCGCACTTCTTTGAGCGAACAAATCAAGAGATATATCGACAAATTCACAAGCAATACCAATCAAAAGAACGCATTGACTTGAACATTCTTGCAGAAGATGTATCGAAAAAATGTCACATTACACTTGATGATCTGCACGAGTTGATGAACAACTCAGTATCTGGTTCTTTTTACGAAAACATCGAAAGACTTGATGACCGATATAAAAAATATCAACTGACAATGCTTATTGATCAAGCCAAAATGTCTATAAACGAAAAAGATTTGTCTGAAACAATTGGCAAACTTGATGATGGCATCAACGAGATTTTGAGCAATATCGACAATAAAAGCACAGGACATATTAAAGAAGCCTCACTTGATGCACTTGAAACAATTGCCACAGCAAAAGAAACACAAGGTCTGACAGGCATCGACACAGGCTTCTCAGATCAGAACTTTCACACAGGTGGCTTTCAACTGACAGACCTCGTAATCTTAGGCGCAAGACCGGGAATGGGCAAAACAACGCTTTCAATAAATTGGATGCTACACGCTGCAAAGCAATTTCCTGTCGTAATGTACACACTTGAAATGTCACCACAACAAGTCTTTTACACAATTATTTCTATTGAGTCAGGAATATCTGTCGAAGATATGCGCAAAGGCAATGTCACAGATCAACAAATGCAAAAGATTTATAATATCACAAACGAAATCAATCAACTGCCAATATTTGTAATCGAAAAGTTTAAAATAGATGACATCATCGCTTCGATGCGTTTTATGAAGCGTAAATATGGAATACAGATGGTCTTCATTGATTATCTTCAGTTGATTGATCCCGGTGATGTACGCCTATCAAGAACAGAACAAGTAAGCGTGATGACAAGAAAGCTGAAACTTGCATCGAAACAATCTGACTGTAATGTATGCACCATTTGTCTTTCACAACTGTCAAGATCACTTGAGCAAAGAGCAGATAAAAGACCAATGCTTTCTGATCTCAGAGATTCTGGTGCAATAGAACAAGATGCTGATCAGATATATTTTGTGTACAGAGACAATTATTACAACCACGAATCACAGGATCAATACACAGAATTGATACTTGCAAAGAACAGGCATGGTGAAACAGGCAGATGGAAAAGATCATTTAACAATAGAAAGTTTACTGTATATGATGAATTAGTTGAACCAGATGATAGTCCTTTTGACATATTTTAATTATTTTTAATCAAAATCATAATTATGTACAATAAGATCATTTTAATTGGCAACATCGGAAAAGATGTCGAAAAAAGAGATGTCGGTGATCAGACAGTCTCAAACTTTTCATTAGCTACTTCTTCAAGCTATAAAGACAAGAATGGAGAATGGCAAGAATCAACAGAATGGCACAACATTGTCTATTGGCGAAACCTTCCAGACTTTATTCAGAAAGGAAGCCAAGTATTTGTAGAAGGCAAAGTGACAACACGCAAATGGCAGGACAAAGAAGGCAATGACAGATACACAACAGAGGTCATCGCATCACGAGTGCAAGTTGTTGGAAAGAAGAATGAATCTGCGATGCCAGAACTCGTCTCTGTCGGTGCAGATGGTAAGATGAACGACCTTCCTTTCTAAACCAACCAAATCAGAAGAGTCAGCACAATCTGGCTCTTCTTTTTTACTATGGACAAAAAGAAAAAATACAAGTGTAGAGTCTGTGGTGAGTATTATGAACGTTGGATGAAGGCGCAGCACTTCATAAAATGGTGCAGCGAAGAATGTCAAGACATTTACATCAAACAAGTATTGGAAAAGGAAAGAAAGAAGGCTTGGAAGAAGAAAAAAGAACAGTACAAAAGAGAACTCGGCATAAAACCGAAACAGTCACAAGATCAACTGCAGAAAAAAATAAATAAAATAGCTGTATTGCTCGACAAAGATCAGCCTTGCCTTGCAAAACCATTTGATGAGAACAGCAGATTTGAAGCTGGTCACGTTTATGGTGTAGGCAGATGTCCTGCGCTTCGCTACAATCTTTGGAATATACACAAACAAGGAAGCTACTCAAACAGATCACAGACAGATGATCAACTGATGATCGAAGGAATAGAACTGCGCTATGGCAAAGAGAAGCGTGAAGAATTAGAACAACTGCGCAGAGATTATCCTGTTCTGAAAATGACAAAGCCAGAGAAAATGGCTGCACTCAAAAGAGCAAACGAAATACTGAACAGATTAAATGCTGGAGAAGAAATGACAAGAGACTACATCAACGATTATTTGAACATATATAAAAAAGATTGACATGATAACAGAAAAAATGACTATAAAAACACCAACAATCACTTATAAAGTCAAAAGAAAACACGAAGCAAAGAAGCACAACAACTCGATTCAAAGTTGGATTTGCTCTTGTAAAAATCGACAAGGCATGAAATTTGAAGGCATAGTCTCTGAAGATTTACTGCTGAAAACATTGCAAAAATTCAATCAGACATAAAAAAAAGAGGCAAGATCAATCGACCTCACCCCTGATCCTAAGATAGCAAAATGGATATTTATAAACACATCAATTCATTGATGCAAGTCTTTCCATCTATTATGACAGCACAACCAATTGCTGGTTTTTTGCCTCTTTTAGCATATGCCATTGCATACGAATCGTGATCAATGCCACAGCCTACTTGACAACCAAAGACTTTAAACTTTGCGCCCACATACCATTCTGTGTAACATTGAGTATGCAGATGACCTTGAACTGTTGACATCATATCTGCCTTGCACTTTGTTCTCGCAGTTCCACCTTCGCCATGAAGATACTGAACATCATCATAAACAACTCTGTCAACAAAGTTCCACGATGCCACTTCTAAAACATCAGTAAAATCTTTGATCCATATTTTGGGAATACCACCAGAGAATGCTTTGCGCATAACTATTCTGTCGTGATTGCCAATGACAACATCAGCTTTTGGAAATGTCTTGTACCACTTTTTGATCTTCTTTTTTGCAAGTGTCAATTCATCACCTGCCGACATTCCGTCTGGATCAGTCTCATGATACGATGAATAATGTGAATCAATGATGTCTCCTATAAATACAACCTTGTTGCATTTATGCTTTTTGTACATCTTCTTACAAAACGAAAGATAACCTTCAAGACAGAATGGCTCGTGAAGGTCTCCGATTACAAGAACTTTCATTAATGATGGATTTTAAGTCTGTCAATTGTGCCAGATTGTTCAAATTCTCGTTCATTTAAAGCATCCCGGAAAGGATCACTCAATTCATTGATCGTGACCTTCTTCCCTTTCACACAAGAAACGATCAGCTTGATCGCATCAATAAAGAATTTAGCAATTCTGAACCACTTGAAAAGATTCCAGAATTTGGGAAGCACAAGTTTTTCATCAATAAAAAATTCTTTTAAAGAAAAGGTCAGAATAATAGTCACGATGTCAATAAAATTACAAGTCTGTATTTTATTTGAGTTCTTTCTGTGATCTATTATGTAAAGCGTGTCAACTAAGTCTTGTCTCGTCAAATTCATAGATTTCTGCATATAATTTCAAACAACGATTGATCCATCCGACATAAAAGACTTTTTGAGATGGATCGTTTTTGATGATCCTGTGATAGTAGTCCACTCTGAAAGCCATGATGCGAAACAACTCAGGTTTATATGACATCAACGCTCGTTTCGTCTTTTCACCAAAGATGCCATCAACAGAAAGTACATCACGACCAGCCTTTGAATTTATAGAACGCTGCACAATCAATGCAACCCCCCTTGGGGAATGATTCACATACATATCCATGATCAATAAACGATAAAGGTCAGGAAGATCATTGATAGAATACTTCAACCAAAAATCTTCAAGATAAAGCATCTTCGCTCTATCCTTTGTCAATCCCTCGATGTCCTCATCTGGATATCTCGCTTCAGTGATGCCATACTTCGTTCTTCCACCTTTATCAACAGCATGGTCAACATAGCCTCCTTCAAGGCTCATTATATGGTCAACAGCTTTGTCAAATGTCATGCTGACCGATATTACTTTTTTGCTTCTTCTCGTGCCTTAAATCGGTCAAGAGAAGGCTTCAGAGCGTTTATCTTATTAGTTCCACTTTCTGTCAATACCTTGCTTGGTTCAACAAATATGGAATATACACCAATTGCTGTCGCTATTATGACTGTGATCGCATTATACACTTCGTCCATGTTTTGAGATGCCAAATTGAAAGCAGCCAAAAGTTTTTCAATAATTGGCAAGTGAAGAAATACAGCAGCAGCCGAAAGTATCTGAATGGCTGCTCGAATGAAAGAATCTACAATTTCTCGTTTCATATTTTCTTGATTATACTATTAAAGTTCTTGTCTCAATATTGTGTCTATTTCTACAACTGAAACAATCAACAAAGTCATTCGGCAACTGCGAAGCCAACTCTGGCATTGTCTCATTCAAAATCTCCATTATTTCGTTGTTCTTAGCAATCAAATCATCACCTTTCACAAGTGTGTAATAATTTATGCGATTGCTATTGATAATCTTATTGTTGAATTTCATTGAAGCATACAGTTGATATAACTTCGCATACAATCGACCAAAAGACGTTGATGTCCAATAGTCATCATACATATCACAAAGCCATTCAAGGTAATCGCATTGATATGTGAAATCAACAAACAAACCATATGAATAAGCATTCGTACTGCCACGAACTAAATCATCATTTGTTATGCCATTTGTTGTCACTCCTTTGATCTCTACTTGTTGAGTATATGAAGGTCTACGACCAGAGCATGATGGACAATAAAGTTGTGAATTGATAGGAAATCCATCTTGCCTGTCATAAAGCAAATATAGTGTTTCATTCTTTGTAAACCTATACTTCCAAGTAACACTTTGACTTGTAATAGTATTACTTCCACCAGAAACAGTAGTGCTTTGAAGAACAGTTCCATCTTCATTCACCAATTGAATGGTATATGTTCCGGTTTCAGCAATGGCAAGACCTATGGAACGAATAGTCAACACATTACCTCTCGGATGGTAAGGTCTTATTCGCAAACCAAGATAATCTCTTGTCAATCCGTTGATGTTGCTTCTGTACTTTTGATGCTCACCAATTGTCGCTCTTACATTGCCATATCTTGGAGTTTGATACTTTGAAATATCAGTCAGCAAATGAGCATTCAAGTCAATGATTGCCTCATCACGAGCATCAGCCAAAGTTTGCCATATACCAGAACCACGACAGTCAACAAAGATGTCATCATTCAATGGAATAGACCACTCATCATTGTCAACATAATAGCCACTATATGACTGATTGATTGTGGCAAAATCAGCAGGCTTTGATGTTACATTTTCAAGACAATTGCAGTCAGCTTGACTTAAACCAATGACATATTTTAAACAATCCATATTCTATAAATTAAAAAAGGAGACTGATCACCAGACCAATCTCCTCGACCATCACTTCTATGACAACACTTTATTGATTATGCTTCGATTGAAATCTCAACAATGTTCGGATAAATTGTCTGTTCTGGTTGTGGTGCTTCAGCAATAACACCTGCTGCCTTACCTTCGTAATGTTCAGCGAATGCAGAAGAACTTGCACCTGTGCAAGCCTTTCTCATTCTCCAATCAAAAGGAACAGGCAATATCTGACCTCCGTCACTATATGTCAAGTTCATCGAATTTTCATACCAGAAGAAAAGATCAGCAACATTGCTCAATGGCGATGTATTCTGATTCTCTTGACTCGGAATATAGGCAATCGAAGCAGCATCAACAAGATACATTTTCGTTCCACCTGAGATCGTATCAAGATCAACTATGTTGTGAACTATCGGAAGATTCGGATCAGTCAACAACGCATTGTAGTTCTGATATCCAGAACCCGGTTCAGCATCAGCCTTCATTCTTTCCAAGAAATAAGCATTACCGCAAACGAGAACAGGATCAATCATTCTGAACTTGATCGCTTCTCTTTTAATCTCTGCGATGAACTCTGCTGTTGCTTGTGCTGGTGTGATCACCCACTTGTCATTGGTCTCATCCCATGTTCCTGTTGTTGGAGAGAAACCTGTCAAAGTTCCTTTTGTATTTGCTGTAATGAATGTCAAAAGGTCTTTTTCAAGTTCCAATTCCAAGTCCATCTTGATGTTCATCATCGCTGTCGCTCTGAGAAGATCAAAATCATCTTCACGAACACACTTGACAGAATTTACTGTTCTTCTGAAGATACCAAGATCAGAACTTGTATAAGTCTTAGCATCAGAACCCAGTTCTGCTCCTGTGAATGTGCAATCGGCTGAATCTCCAGAATAAGTTTCAGAAGATGTATCATTGACATCATTCAAGAACCATACTTCGTGCTGATTACAGTATCTGCCATTAATAAGTGTCTGAACTCCTGTGTCTCGGACACGAACAGCTTGTCTGTTGGTTAAAAAATTGAAAACACCTGTTGGTCGTTTCCATTGTTTATTCCAGACATCAGATGCCCACATCTCCGATGCCTTTGCTCTTGCTTTTTGAAGAGCAGTTGGTGTGAAAACACCTGCGCTATAAGCCATATCTATTTATTTAAAAATTAGTAATCAATTTAAACTGCGAGGCTTTCAATTTGCTTGTTCGCCTCATTGATGATGGCAGACTTTTCAGATGCTGTGTAGTTGTTATTTGACTGCACACTCTGAGTAAATTGACCCAATTCTTCAAAATCTTTAAATTTTGGCATATTGAACGATTTATCGCTCCCAAGTTCCACCTTGACCTTGCCTTGTGCTGGGTTTGGAGATGAAATCTTTGGCGTTTGGAGTTCTGGAAAATAACCTTCCTTTGCTACCGATGTAATGTAATTATTGAAATCATATGGATTATAACCATTCGACTTGTCAATGGCAGGTTTGCCATCTTTGTCAATTATAACAGGCACACCATCGACATAATCAACAGACATCTGATCATTGAACAAATCTCGCTCAATCATTATGTTTATCTGTTTCTTCAATACTTCATCATTCGGTGGAATAGCAAGTTCATTCTCTTTGCCCTTAAAGAAAGAAAACAACTCAGCCGATAAAGACCTTGTCACAGTTTCCTTCTTATAATTCGCCAACTCCTGTTGGTGATTGCTTGATAGTTCTGTCATCTTATCTTCGTAGCTTTTGACCATAGCTTGAAACTCTTCAGTCTTTGCTACATCGACAACTTCTGACTTCTTCTGTTGCTTAGTCAAACTATCTTTGATCTTTGACAGTCCATGATCTGACCATCGCATATCAATTCCAAGTTCTTCTTTCGCTCTATCTTCAATTTCTTTAAATGCCAAACGCTTCCACTTTTGTTCAGCCTCTTTTTCAATTGATGAAGATTTCTCAGAAACAACACCATCAATGCGTTCACCGATCTTGCTCAATAATTTAGATCGAATCTTCTGCTCATCTATTGGTGACTTTTCACCATCTTTTTCCTCAAAAAAAGTTGAGAACTCCTCGCTGCTTAAATTGAAGGTCGCAGCCAATACCTCCTCTGATAGAGGCAAAAATGCCTTATCCATATTTTAAAGTGTTTTGTTACTTTTCCTCAGATGCCTTTGCATCTTCAATGATGTCTTTTGCCTTCTTGTTTGTCACTTTTTTTAACGTGAAAACAGTCGGATATTGCATCATTATACGCTTCGCTTCTTCTTCAGCACTCCTCTTTTCACCATTCTTTTCAACAGCGTAAATTGGATATTCTTTCAGCGTTTTGTTGTTTATCAATAGAACCATGATCAATCTTTTTTTCTTCTGCTCCTTGTCACTTTAGGCTTTTCTTCCTTTTGTGAGTTCGCAATTATTTCAATGCTTTCTTTCTTCTTTGGCTCATCATTTATCTCTATCCATCCCGCTTTGTCATAGACTTTGCCATTATGCAAAAGAGGGAACAACCGCTTGTATTGTTCAGCAGTCAATTCCCTTACCTTTCCTGTCAACAAATTCTTATATCTTGCCATAGATTACTTTTTATGATGTAAATGGTGAATCGTATCTTGGAGGCTTACAAGTCTGAACAGTCGTTGCAATGAACTTGATCGTCTCAACTGATTCTGTGCCTCTTGTCAACTCAAGATCAGAATCAATTTTGCAATGCAACCATCCAAAAAGTGAACCACCATCAGTCTCATACGCCAACCAGCATTGCTTGTTGTTGTCAAAATCTCTTGATAGTGTGTAGTTTGTTTCATTAACGTCTATCAAATCAAAATTGACAGTATATGTCTTGGTCTGTATAATAGACTGACCCTTGTATTCAAAAGTATTTTTTTCTGGAACAGGCACATCACCCACAACATACAATTCACGAATGAACGCTGATACTGTTTCTGAATTGCTGATCAATCCTGTCCACGTTGCCAAATCTTCCATATTTGCATCGGCAATTGGCGCAGTTGACGTTCCATCAAAAGGAGCAAGAAAAACTCTCTTTATTTCTGATTTTCTTATATCCCACGAATCCAAGCAATTGTTTGAATCAGCAACCACGATGGTTGTAGTCGAACAATCAGCAGGTTTTGTCGGACAAGCTAAATTTGGGTAAGCAAAAAATCCACCGGGCATAACTATTTATTTTTTTAATTATTTGTCAAAAATCTTAATCAATAAAACAATTTCCAATGACTTACTTGTTTTAATTGGCAACAATTGAATGAATGATCATTATAATTGTTAAAATTGATCTGTAAAACTTATTTAAAATTTATGCTTGTTGTGTCTGCATTTCCACCTGACACACTTGCTTCAATTTCTCAAGAGCCACAATTGAACTTTTTGTCAATTCAGCACTTTGTGTTTTTATGATCTTACTCAACGATCTTTTGATCTTATTACTTTCTCGGCACATAATTAACAGAATTAATGAAATTCATTGTTTCTTGGCGAATTGCATCAAAAGACTTTTCAGCCTTTTCTTTGTCATCACGCAGTTCTGCAATTCTTTGTTCATATAGTTTTCTTTCATTGTCAAAGCTGTCAAATGCCGATTTCATCGCTCTGTCGTGCATTTTTTTTATATAAGCAATAGCACCTGCTGAGAACGCCAAAAGCAGCGAGATCAGTCCTATTTCTTCTGTCATGTTTGATTTCTTTTTATATTTTATAAGGTGCTATTCTTAAAAGCTATTAGTTACGCTAAACGTAAGTAAATGATCATTTCCTCTTCGGTCTTGCTACTATCTTAAAACCTGACCTGAATTTGTAATCTATTACATTACCCAAGCTATCCAAAACTGGATCTTCTTTATCCCAAAAAGTGATATAGTATTTTTCTTGATTTACTGTAAAGCAAGTAGAACAAACATCAAGTGCTGGTTGCCATACAACATTGGTATCAGCCTCACATAATAAAAAAGCCTCGCCAAGACTTGTGAAATTAATCTCTTTCACCTCTTCGTACAAATGGCAATGCTGCTCCCTCGTGTACTTGGCAAAATTCTCGCTATTAATAGCTTCGTTGATAGGCACTTCAAGAATGATAGTGCTATCCTGTTGTGCATTCATTGATAGGCAGAATGCAAATGCCATAAGTGTCATTATTGTTTTCATCATAAT